AGTGTCACTTCTTTCTTTACGGGGACAAACGTGTCCCCTTTTATTTCAGGAGAGTAATTATGGAAGCTAATCAAACCTTCATCAACGCCATCATCAATTCAGTTGTCAACCTTGTCATCACACGTATCGGTGAGCTTGGTCTTGTTTCAGACATACACAAACGTCTTGATGACATCGAGAAGAAAGTCGATGAGCGCAAGCCTGAGCTTGAACAATCCCTTGAGATGCTGCTGCAACAGAGCACGTGGTTCGGTGATCTCATTGCTAAACAAGTTGACATGAGCATTGAAGAACAAGATCTTGAATCACGCATGCAGAACATTGTTGATGAAGCTTTAGAGAATGGCGTGCAGCACATCGTGACTGAGAAGATCGATAACTATGACTTCTCAAGCGCCGTACACGATGCAGTCAACGACATCATTGGCGACTACGACTTCAGTGACGAGGTCTCCTCATGCACTAGTGATCTGGACTTGGTGTCTGACGACGGATGCCGCGAGATCTTTGAGGAGATGTTTGACGAGCGCTTCAACGACAAGCTCAAGGGTTTAACTGTCAGCGTACAACTACAAGGAGAGTAATCATGGGTTTCACAGCTAACTTCAATCTAGTACACGCCATCCACCATTACGCCGATGCGGACTGGTTCTTCAACAAGATCGCACCCGTCAAGTCAGCCAAGTGGAACAAGCACGAGCGTCCACTCGGTCGGCGCAGTGCGTGGCACTACAGGCTAGAGCGCGGACAGGACGCAGCCTACTATGACGTGTGCCTGTATCACACCAAGATGATCCGTTACGTCAAGCCCGATCAGCATGGCTACCGTGAGGTGTATATCCGTGGGCACGACTCAAACACATCGCGTTCGTTCCTCGCACATAACATACGCCAGTGCTACAACGGTCAAGGTGCGCGGTTTACTGATACAGAAAATACAGTTCGCTTCGTACCGTTCTCACCGTATACGCACAGGGCAGATTGGTCAGCACGTCTGGTCTTTGATCCCAACGGCAGACTTGTTGTGGAGCGCAGTGAGCACCTGCCCATCTATCGCGCTACGGTTACGACTGAGCAGCGTGAGAAACGTGCAGCACTACGCCAACAGATGAAAACGATCAACATGATTGCTGCACTGCGCATGGACACATACCGAGCCAACGCAGAGTGGGAGGAGGTGAGCGCATACCATAAGACGTTAGCAGCACGTACTATCAACAACCTCAGACACGACGTGCACAAGCATGGGTACGACCTGAGCGATGCAGACTTTGTAACGTCTGTTCTTGAGAATCTTGGACAGAAAGTCTTTGACAATTTGTACTCACACTACCTCACTAAAAACGACCTGATAGTCGGCACTCGCTGGTCGATGGGTGGTCAGCGTTTGCGTGACTCAGCGTCTGCACTTGCGACTAATATAACGGTTAAGCAGTTCACTGCTGCGCTTGAACGTGCGGTGATGCAGGTGTTCAGACTAGACGGTAAAGATGGACGTGAAGCCTACCCAGACTTCATGCCAAGCAGTGACGTGCCCAAAACTTTTCTTTGGTAATAGGAGAATTACCATGAACCCAAGAGTCGAGAAGTACGCTGCGTCTGCTGGGTTCGACGCAGCTAAATACAAATGGTTTGATCTGGTGGATCTCAGAGATGCGTTTGATAAAGACGAGAAAGAACGCCATGCTTTTTACGAGAGCAAGGGCATGACAAATATAAAGATTGAAAAAATTCAAGATATGCCGCTTCCATTTGAAAGCATAGCGTGTGTTTTTAAGGGTAAAACGTCTAAAGGTACAACAGAACATTTGCTGTTCACCGTAGACCGCACCCCCACAAAACTAGAGTTTAAGGCATGGGAGACGCGACAGCCCTCACAGTTATGGGAATTAACATTAACTATCTCCTCTGAAGGCACCGCACCATCTAATTTTTTAAACGTAAAAATACGTGAAGATTTTAAAGCTTTTTTGGTGGCAGTTTTAGGAGACATACACCGCGTTAACGTAACACTAATGGCAATGGTATCGGATGTACTTGATATGTTTTTTGCAGTCACTTCAGGGTTTTATAACAAAACCATCCCGCATGCACGTTTAGCGGGTACACCAAAAGGAGATATATCCAATGTAAAGAGAAAGAAAAAAGGCAAGAAGTTGTTGTACACATGGACGACTGTCACGATCAAAGACAGTTACCGTGGAGACGGGACGCGTGTTAAACGCAAGCCACCTAAACCTGCACGACAGCATGACGTGATGGGTCACTGGGCTACGAGCCCCAAAGGAAAGAAGTTCTTCCGACGAGCACATGTACGCGGCACGTTACAGGAAGGTATTGTCAAACATGACTACATCGTTAAAGTGGATAAACAAAATGAAAGACATCAGCGAGCATTTACATAACGTGCATAAAGAACTTAAGACAGTGTATGCACTTGTTAATGAGAACCGACTACACGAAGCCTTGCATCACGCAGAAGAAGCGCTGTTTCACACACGCTGTGCGATGCTATGGCTTAAAGAACGTACCGACGACCCCACAGGAGAATGACATGCACATCAAGACAACATCAGAGAGCACCAACGTCCTTGAAACATTCAAGCGTCACTGGAGGCTGCTCAAGCAGCCGTACCCGTGGAAAGATCCCAAAGTTATTGCAGAGCGCAAGCGTATAGCAGAACTCGACAGAGCGCGTATCGCGTTCAGACTAAGTGGAGGTGTGGAATGAACGACTTACAGGTTAGCCTCGTTATCAACGCACTGGCGAATATTGAAGATCAGTTAGAGGCGCTCAACCACGACCCGCTGTCTTTTCGTGATGAGTTCGCCAAAGCTGCTATCACAGGCATCCTTGCGGGTAAGTGGGGACAGATGCCTCAGTACAAACCAGAAGAAGCCTTCGCTGACTTTGCATACAAGATGGCAGACGCAATGCTTAAACGGAGAGAACAAGAATGAGTATATTGAACCAAAACAAATTAGCAGAAACGATAACGCAGCCCGTGTTTATTTTGTACGGCATACCATACTTGCCTAGCTACGTGGACAAGCATCGGTGGGTTGGTCCTGGCCGTCCCAGAGATCGCACTGAGTTCACAACTACACAACTTATAGCGAGTGGGGCACGACTTACTACAGCTAACTTGTGGGAAAGATCTTGGACAAAAGAAGTTAAAGGTTGGAGGATTCTATGAACGATAACGTCAACCACCCCAAGCACTACACCTCACACCCTAGCGGTGTGGAGTGTATTGAAATAACAGAACATCTTAACTTCTGTATCGGCAACGCCATTAAATATCTTTGGAGAGCTGGACTTAAAAGCGATCAGGTAGAGGACTTACGCAAAGCACGTTGGTATATCGACCGAGAGATTGCACGATTGTTGAATGGGGAAAAAGAATGAGCCCCGACTACAAGTTCGCCATGCTTGCCGCATGGCTTGAAGGCTACGCCGAGGGTTTGCCTGACTATTGCACAGCAGAGAAGTTCAAGATCAAAGAAGCTGCTGAGTTGTTAATGGAAGTGTACGAACAACGTATGAAGGAGAAAGAAACATGGAAGATGAACGTAAGCGATCAGGCATGATGACAAGAGACGAGTGGATGGCTTGGCTTAGAGAGTCTTGGGCCGAAGCACAAGCACGAACCCACACGATCAAAACATGGCGAGAACGATGCGAAGAACACCCAGATCACGAGGGCATTGTGACTGAGCAGATGATTCGTAACAGGATGCAAGAGGAGATCGACGAACTACGCCAAGCCATCGCAGAGGCAAAGGACGCAGTAGCGGCAGAGCGTGAGGCGTGTGCGAAGGTCTGCTTAGAAACAGATGTTCAAGATTGGATGGACTGCGCCGCAGCCATCAGAGCAAGGGGTGAGCAATGACAACAAATGAGCAATTCATAACACAAGTGGAGCTTGCTACTCGATGGAAGATCAGCGAAGCAACGCTAGAACGTGACCGGTCTTTCAAAAAAGGGGTCCGGTACATAAAGTTGGGTGGATTGATTCGCTATCGGTTGCAGGACGTTATTGACTACGAAAACGCATGTACGCACGAGCCGGAGGAGAAGAACGGTGGATAGAGACGACATTATCAAGATGGCGAAAGAGGCTGGATTTGAAATTAACAGCCTTGGTTGGACATACACGCAAGGATTCCTATCCGAGCATCTAGAACGCTTCGCTGCACTTGTTGCGGCAGCAGAGCGTGAGGCGTGTGCGAAGTTGTGTTTAGAAGAAGCGAATGAGGCTTACCACCAAGAAGCGTTTTATCTACCACGAGGCAATCAAGGGCTACTGCGTATTGCTGAAGGTGCTAAACGGTGCGCCGAAGCAATCAGAGCAAGGGGTGAGCAATGAAACCCTCAGACATGATCGCAACGCTTGAAATGATCGGCTGGAGTCGTAGAGGGATTGCCCAATACGTCGGCGTCGGCACACCTACGATTAGCCGAATGGCTACTGATCAATGCGCCAATCCGAGATACAAGACAATGGACGCGCTGCGTGAACTGATTGCTTCGCCGACACCGATTAACAGAGCAAGGGGTGAGCAATGAACGTATTTAAGTTAATAGAAGATAACGGATTGACCCTGCACGGTGACATCGAGCACTTTGCCGAGTTGATTAGACAAGAAGAGCGTGAGGCGTGTGCGAAGGTGTGTGAAGAGCGGCAAGAAGTTTTTCAAAAGTATTACACCAAAGGTCTTGCAGGAATGTGTGCGGAAGCTATAAGAGCAAGGAGTGAGCTATGAGTGGCGATCACAACATGTTCCAGAAAGCCACCTCTTATTTATCTGGTAACGCGTTTTGGCGCACGCCAGAAGAAGACCCACCGCCCATCGGTGTGAAGATGTTGTTACTAAACCCCGGCGGTGTGTGCATCGTTGGCACGTGGGCTGACTGGGCCGTGGCTTGGGCACCGTTACCAAAAGTTCCAGAACACATTAAACAACTACTCATGGAGAGAAAAACCCGTGAACCCTGATACAAAAGTTATTGTTTACACGTTTTATATTTAAAGACGGTACATGGAGGGA